CGGTGCTGCGTCAGATCATGGATGGTGCATATCAATCCACTAATCCACGGGTGATGGCTGTGGAAGGTCAGGTCAACATCAGCGACCTGATGGAGAACCGCCCAGGCAACATCGTGCGCGTTCGCGCTCCTGGCATGGTGCAACCGCTGCCCATACAGCCTGTCTGGCAATCTACGTTTCCACTCCTTGAATATCTAGACAATGTGAAAGAGGCGCGCACCGGCGTTTCCAAGGCATCAATGGGCTTGGACCCAGACTCGCTCCAGAGCAGCACGGCCACGGCCGTGGCTGCCACCGTCAGTGCAGCACAATGCAAGGTCGAGCAGATCGCGCGCGTGTTCGCCGAGACGGGTTTCCGAGATCTGTTCCGCGGCATCTTACGCCTTGTCACTCACTATCAGGACGCCCCGCAGATCGTCCGCCTCACTAATAATTATGTGGAAATGGACCCGCGCGCTTGGGAGAACGGTTTCGATCTGATTGTCAACGTCGGATTAGGCACCACGCAACAGGATCAAAAGCTGGCGCTGCTGGCGCAGATCGCCGGCAAGCAGGAACAACTGCTTCAAACATTAGGCCCATCCAATCCGGTCGTAGGCATCAACCAGTACGTCAGCACCTTGCGCAAAATGGTTGAGGCCGCCGGCTTCAAAGACGCCGGCCAATTTTTCAATGACGTACCGAAAGAGGTGGCGCAGCAAATGGGTCAGCAGGGACAAGAGCAGCAGCCAGACCCGATGGCACAGGCCGCCATGGCCCAAGTCGAAATCGCCAAGGCCAAGGCCGAGGCGGAAATTGCCATCAAGCGCGAGAAAATGCAGGCCGATATTCAGTTGGCCCGGGAGAAGTTACAAATGGAAATGCAACTGAAACAGGCCGAGCTTGAAGGCGAGGCGCGGCTGCAAGGCATAAAGCTGGCCAACAAGATCGGCGAGCAGGGCACTAATATCAGGAGTGTTGTCTGATGGCGACCGGAACCTGGGCGCCACCAACACCCGAATATCTAACAGCGCCTGGCTACGAAACTTACGCGCCGACCGCAGCTTACGCATACTCGCCAACGGGCGGCGACTGGTCGAGCGCATACCCAGGGTATGGATATGGTGGCGGCGGCGGTGGCCAGACCTCGGGTGACTTCGGCGGCGGTGCTGACACCGGCATGATGGGCGGCTTGCTATCTGTCGCGAGTTTGCTGGGTGGCGCCAACAGCCTGTCCAGCACGCTGACGGGCAAGAGTCTGCTTGAGCATGCGGGCATCAAAAACCCATTTGAAAATTTGTTTAGTAGTGGCAGCAGCGGCGACGGGGCACTCCCCAGCAGCCCACCGAATCCATTTAGCAATTTCTTTTCGCCCGAGGCCACGCAAGGCATCGTCGGAAATACGCCGCTTGACAGGATACAGAATTTATTCGGGTCTGGTCCCATGGCCCAGCGCGAGGCCCTGACCCAGGCGCTGCATCCGACGGGCGGTATAGGCGACATCGCGGGGCTTCCGTACCAAGATGTCGGGGCTGGTCTGCCCGTGGCTCCCCCTGGAGGCACGGCTCCATTAACCGACGTATTTGGGCCGCCCACCCCGGCGACACAGGCCGGCATGGATGTCGCCAACCTACCTGTTTTTGATGCGCCATTAGCGCCCGGCACGCCAACAGCAGGCCCGTATGGGCCGAACCCAGCTTTTACCGAAGCAGCCCTAAATACAATAATGCCTGGATACGGAACAACCTTGGGCGCGGCCTCTGCCGCAGCAGGGATGTCCCCGGCCTTAACCGGCGCCTACATGACGGGAGCAATCCCTGAATTTGCTGGGGCCGCTTTTGGCGCCGGCGTAGCGCCGACCACCGGCCTGTTAGGCGCGGGAGGTGGTGGGTCAGCCGCAGGCTTAGGCGCAATGGGCGCGGCAGGTCCGTTGGCGCTAGCGGCAGGAGCATACATGCTTATGAAGATGCGTGCCGACGCGTCAAAAGATCCAACGATATCAACCCGTCGAGCGCAGGGGTTGGAAAAGACACTGAATACGGGCGGCATAGGGGCGTTAGCGGAGTTCGCCTACGGCAACCCCGACACTCTGAACTTATTGGATCAAGTGGCCATGGATGGCCCCGGAAGCGTTAATACCGCTCCGTTTGGCACGGCCCCAACGTCCGGTGGAACCGAGATGATTGCGTGGTCGCCCGAGAATAAAGTTAAAGTAAAGGCCGCGATTGAGCAGCTACAAGCAGCGCACAATAAAGGGCAGCAGGTTAAATCTTACGGGCCGGATCAAGGTCTTCATGGCGCAGTGCCATCGTACGCTGACGCGATGAGCGGCGCGACTTGGAACGCACAAAACGACCCGTTTGGGCGGCGTGAGCTAGAAGCGGCTTCTATGAAAGCGCAGGGTTACGGAAATTACACCCCATCCTCGCGCAACTTGAAGGCGCTGGCGACAGGCAACAGATCCGGGTTCGCCTCTGATGGCAGCCTTGTATGACGCACGAAGAAGAAGTCGCGCGCGGCAAGGCCGCCGAGCTTCTCTTGCGCAACGAACTGTTGGCGGACGCCTTCGAGAAACTTGACTTGACCTACACGGCGGCCTGGAAGGCCACAGCCCCAGGTCAAACACAAGAGCGCGAAAAACTATTCGCGCTGACCACGGCCCTGCAAGACGTGCGCGGCCACATCGAGCAGATCGCCGTTACTGGCGAACTCGCACGGCGGCAACTAGGCATCGACTAGACCGCCCACCAACCAAAAAGGTTTATTTATTATGGCTATACCCAGCAACCCTGAGGGGACTGGCGGCGGCCCGCTGTCTGTTAGCAGCGCGGTCGAACATCTTCTATCTACAGCGGCTCCTGAACAGGAAACTCCGGCTGAAGCGGAAGAGCAACCAGCGGCGGAAATTGACACTGCCGCTGAAACTGACGACGCCGAGGAAGACGCGCCCGCGGAAGCGACAAGCGCAGATGCCGAGGATGAAGACGAAGTCTCCGGCGATGATGACGACGACGGTGAAGAGGCCGGCATCGATTACTACACTGTCAAAGTTGACGGTGCTGAAGTCGATGTATCGGCCGACGAACTGATTGCCGGATATCAGCGCAACGGAGATTATACGCGCAAGACGCAGGCAGTAGCTGAAGACCGCAAAACGGTCGAAGGCGAACGGCAGCAATTTGCGCAGGCGAGCCAGGAACTTTCAGAGATGAGGGGGCACCTCGCTACCAGGCTACAGCAGGCCGAACAGATGTTGCAGACAGGTGCCGGTGAACCGGAACCTGACTGGGACCAGCTACGCGAAGACGACCCAATGGAATACATGGTCCAGAGGGATAGATTTCGTGACCGGCAGGAACAGCAGCGCCAAATCACGTTAGAGCGTGAAGCGCTCCAGGGTCAGCAAAACGCGGACGCACAGCAGCGTTGGCAGCAACATCTCCAGGGCGAACAGGTGGCACTACTCGAGCGAATACCCGAGTGGCGGGACGGCGACGTGGCGGCGAAAGAGAAATCTTCGGTCATCACCTACGCCCAGCGCGCCGGATTCAGTGAGCAAGAGCTATCACAAGCCTCTGACAGCAGGGCGATTTCGATCCTACGCAAGGCAATGTTGTACGACGCCTTGCAGGACGCAACGCCCAAGGCCAGGGCCAAGACCAAGGCCGCACCAAAAATGGTGAGGGCAGGTAAGCCCAAAAGCAAAGCCGAAAAATCATCCAGGCGGCGGGCTGAACAGCTTAACCGCATCGACAAACATAGTGGCAGGGATGCCATGGCAGCCGCCGTGGAGTATCTGCTTGACCCATAAATAAGGAGCCACAAGATGGCAACGTGGACGACCAGCGCGGCAATTGGCGCGCGTGAAGACCTCACGGACGTGATCACCAGAATCGATCCTGATGAGACGCCCATTTTTTCTAACGCCAAGCGTGAAGTCACGAAGGCGGTCTACCATGAATGGCAGGTTCAGGAACTTGCCGCGGCTTAATTTGTAGGCCCATCACGTCGCAAGGCGTGATTGAAAATTCCGTGAATTGCTGGGAAGTCTCTCGTAGATAATCAGCAGCCAAGCCCCGCAAGGGGAAGGTTCAACGACTATCCTTTTTAGGAGTACCTGCCAAGCGGCGGGGAAGCGCGGAACACCCCACTGGGGTGATGATATAGTCTAATCTGCATGTCGACATGCAGCGGCCCTACGGGGCGGGGATGGTTTAGCGAACTGTCCTGAATATAAATGGTAGACACAAATTACGTGAATGAGGGTGCGGATTTTTCGTATGTTAATCCCGCCGCCACGACTCGCCTCGGAAATTATCACCAAATCTCAGTACAGGCCGCGCAAGTTTCCGGTACTCTCGACGCCGTAGACCTTGCCGGTAGAGCGAAGGAATCAGCTTTCGTTAAGATTTCAAAGTCTTTGGAGCAAAGGCGAGATATAGAAAAATCGCTGTGCAAAAACGAAGCGCGTTCCGCGAGCGACGCCCGCAAGGCCGGCAAGTTGATGAGCTATATCACCAACATCAACGTCATCTCGGCGTCTACAACCCCCTCCGGGGATGGTTCGAACGTGAGCGACCTCGCCGGCACCAACGCCGCCCTGACGCTTGCTAAAATTGATGCAGCTAATTTGCTTGCATACACCGACGGCGGGCAGCCCGACATGATGGTTGTATCGCCGGCCAACAAGGTTGCGTTCAGTGATCTGTCCTCGGGCAGCGCGGTGACCAACCAGTTGCATATGACCACGCCAAAGGAAGCCACCATAATCGGCGGCGTATCAATGTATTTGACAGACTTCGGCCTGTTGAATGTTGTCATTGACCGCTTCAATGCTGATGATCGCATCTTCCTCTTGGATTCTGACTACTACAGCATCGGGCATCTGCCCGGCCGTATGTTCGCGGTTTCCGATGTGGCGGCAGTTGGGGATGCGTCTCGCTTCAGCATCACCAGCGAATGGACTCTCATAGTTAAAGCGCCAAAATCACACGGCGGCGTTTACGATCTGAGCACCTAGTAGCGTTAAAACCTACCGGGGGCGGCTTCGGCCGTCCCCACCTTTTTCCAGCGGCTTCGGCCGCTTTTTTTATGGCGAGGCAATGGGCAAAAAACTTCTTTCATCTGACCCGCTGACGCGGAAAAAAACATGGCTGACCGATGATGCTGACGGCCTGGGCATAACCACCGAGCAAGACGTGACGCCCGTGATCGACGCCGCTAAGGCCGAGGAAGCCGCGTGGCGGCCTGGGCAAATGACCGGCAACACGCAGAAGCATCACCAGAAAGTCGCCGAAATTCCGACGGCGCTGTATTTTGATTTGCTGGCAAGATTAGGCCCGCCGAAGGAAAACCAAAAGAAGTGGATGCGCTGGCTACAAGATCCCGACAACAAATATTTCCGCACGTCTGGCGGCAGGCTGGTCTAGATGGCTATCACGAATTTCGACGAATTAAAAACCGCGGCAGCAAACTGGCTCGGGCGCGACGACCTGACAGATCGCATACCCGAATTCGTCGCGTTGGCTGAAGGCCGAATGAACCGCACCATCTTTGCCCGCGCCCAGGAAGCCAGAGCCACTGCGACGTTGACGGTGGATGATGCCTTCACGGCATTGCCGACCGATTTGCGCACAATCCGCGCGGTGCAACTAAATACCACGCCGACCACGGTGTTGAGGTTTATGCCGCCTGGAATGCTGGAGCAGTTTTACCCAAGCACGGCAAGCGGCAAGCCTCTGGCCTATGCGGTAATCGGCGGGGAGATTAAATGGGCGCCAACACCGGACAGCGGCTACACCGCTGAAATCCTTTACACGCAAGGCATTCCGGCGCTGTCGGATTCGCAGACCAACAATACCTATTTGATCAGGAGTCCTGACGCCTACCTATATGGAACTTTGGTTGAGGCGCATCGATATTTGATGGACCCGGCGCAGGCCAACAATTTTGACCAGATATTCGGGCGCGCCATGTCCGAGATGAAGGCCGAAGACGAAGAGGCCCGCTGGGGCGGATCGCCTCTACTAATGAAAACCACATCTGCTCCATAGGAGAATATTAAATGGCCGCTTTAAGTAACTTTGCCGAAAACGAAATGCTCGACCACATGCTGGGTACGGGCGCGTACACGGCACCGACTAATGTGTTTCTATCGCTCTGGACAACGGACCCGACCGACGCCGGTAGTGGAACGGAGTTAAGTGGATCAGGGTATGTGCGCCAAGACATAAATTTTGGCGCTGCATCAAGTGGCGTTGCGACCAGTTCAGGTGTGGTGACGTTTCCCACTGCAACCGGGAGTTGGGGCACCCTGACCCATATAGGAATTTCGGACGCTGTCAGTTCTGGAAACTTGCTTTTCACCGGAGCTCTTGCAGTCTCTAAGACCATAGCATCGGGGGACGTTTTCCAAGTCGCCAACGGCGCAATCACCATAACGGCGGCCTAGTTGATCCCCCAAAATGGCAGATGTAACCGGACCAAATTTAGAACAGCTAGACAGTTGGTACGGCGGGAACCTCGATAGCTTCCCGACCTCGCTCGACAACGCTTTTTGGAATACTGCGACATTACGGGACGCAGCGTCCGCATTAAGCGTATCGGCTACTGCGGCGGCTGCTGGCGTTCGAGTGGCGCTTGGCGCTGCCGCGTTAAGCGTATCGGCTTCGACTGCTGCCGCAGGGTTGCGGGTCGCAACAGGCGCAGCGACGCCCAGCGTTTCGGTAACAGTTGCAGCGGCTGGGCTTAGGACTGGACTCGGAGAAGCATCGCCGTCAGTGATCGTTTCGCTGGCCGCAACCCCCACCAAATATCGTTCGCCTGGGTTCCTGGGAGAATGGTCAAAAGTATCGGCAGGCAGTGAAACCTGGGTGAGAGTATGACAGCAATCAATTTTGGTGAGTGGACGCCCGACCAGCCAAACCTCGGGTCTGGCTGCGCCGACGCCCTGAACGTCATTCCAACAGCCAAGGGCTATCGCCCGTTGCCGAGCCTGTCGGCGCTGTCGAACGCGGCAGACGCTCGGTTACGCGGCATCTTCCCGGCCAAGCAAAGCGACGGCGCGGTCAAGCTGTTTGCCGGCGATAGCACCAAACTCTATTTGTTTGCCGCCGGCGACAGTGATCTCGACAATGTCAGCAAGTCCGGTAATTACACACTGACCGGTGATGAACCCTGGCGCTTCGTTCAATTCGGCGACATCGTCATCGCGGCCAGTAATTCGCAGATCCTACAGAGCTACACGCTCGGCAGTTCATCGCTTTTCGCTGACGTGACCGGCGCCCCAACGTCCAAATTTATCGCTGTCGTGCGCGACTTTGTGATGACGGCCAATACCTCGACATCCAACCAGCAAGTGCGCTGGTCTGGGATCGGTGATTCCACTAGCTGGGCAGCAAGCGCAACGACGCAGGCCGACAGCCAAACGATTTACGGATTAGGCGCAATCACCGGCTTGGTCGGCGGCGAGTTCGCTACGATTTTATGCGAAGAGGGAATTGTCAGAGGCACATATGCTGGTTCGCCTCTGGTCTTCCAGTTCGATGCGGTCGAGACAGCCCGTGGCTGCGCGATACCCGGCAGCGTAGCGGCCATCGGGTCGAGTGCGATTTTCTGGTCGGGCGACGGATTCTATATTTTTGACGGCGCGGCATCGACGCCAATTGGCACCGAGAAGATTGATCGGTTCTTCGCTGAAGACCTGAACCTTGGTGACGTTGACCGTTGTTCTGCCGCTATCGACCCGGTTAACAAATTATATGTATTGGCCTACTCTGACGGAGTGGGCGGGCCGCAGCCTAACAAGCTGTTGGTCTACAACTACTCTCTGGGCCGCTGGGCACGCGGCGAGGTGGATACGGATCTGGTCGCGCCGATTTATACCGCCGGTTACACCCTTGAAACTTTGAACAACGTCAACAGCAGCCTGGACGCACTGCCAGCCAGTCTGGACAGCCCGATTTGGAAAGGTGGAGAGTTCGCTTTTGCAGGCAGCGACGCCAGCAAGATCAGTACCTTCACCGGCACTGCGCTGACCAGTGTCATCGAAACCGGCGAACAGGCCCTGCCAGACGGCCAGCGTATAATGATTAATGCGGTCACGCCGCTTGTCACAGGCAGCCCCACGACAACCGTGCAAGTGCTGACGCGCAACCGGCAACAAGACAACGAAACGACCAGCGCGGCCGCCAGTATCAATGCTGACGGCTGGGCACCCGTGCGCTCCAATGGGCGCTTTCACCGGGTACGCCTGAACGTCAGCGGCGTCTGGACAAACGCCCAGGGCGTCGATGTGCAGGTGCAAAGCGCCGGCAGGCGCTGATGGCCAACCAATATAGACGCCTACCGCAAGACGGCGCATCGCCGCGCCAGGTCGCGGAGGTGGTCAACAGAGCATTAGACGGCGGCATCAACGCCACCGGCAGCGTCACGCTGACAGCCAGCGCGGCAAGCACTGTGGTGGCTGACAAGCGACTAAGCGCAACAAGCTATTTTGGACTGATGCCAACGACGGCCAATGCCTCGGCCGAGGCCGGCAACGGCACCATCTATGTAAGCAGCCAAGGAAACCAGACACTGACACTGACCCATGCAAACAACAGCCAGACAGACAGAACCTTCCGCTACGCTATTTTGGGATGAATGGCGGCGATTACGCCACCACATCCTGGCGGCGTTGCAGCACGCGGGCGACACGCACACCGAGCATGACGTTCTGGATCTACTGCGGAACGATCAGGCCCAGTTCTGGCCCGCCGAAAACTCGGCGATGGTGACAGAAATTGTCGGCTACCCGCAGGGCAGCCACTGCCGCATCTGGTTAGCTGGCGGGGAGTTCGATGAATTACGGGCGCTGGAGCTAGACGTAGTGATCCCGTGGGCGCGGCAGCGTGGGTGCCGTCGAATTGAAATGGTCGGGCGCAAGGGTTGGGCGCGGCGACTGAAAGATTATCGAGAAGTGGCCACAGTGTTGGCTAAGGAGATTTAAAAATGTCAAAAGGCGGATCAAATCAGCCATCGGGGCAGACCGTAACCACCAGCACCCAAGACCCGTGGGCCGGCCTGCAGCCATACCTCGGGTACGGCCTGGGCGAGGCGATGAACCAGTACCAGAACGCGCCGCAGGAATTTTTCCCTGGCAGCACGGTGGCGCCGCAATCGGCGGACACCATCGCAGCGCAAAATCTCATTCGCTTGCGCGCGCTTGGAGGCAACCCGTTAAACGCCATGGCGCAACAAGGCGCCGTGGATACTTTACAGGGAAGTTGGCTGGGCGGCCCCAGGTATCAGGAAATGTATGGTGCCGCGGTCAGGCCCGCCACGCAGCAATTCACAGAGCAGGTGCTGCCGGGCATCACAAGTCAGTTCGCACGCAGCGGTCGCCTGGGCAGCAACCAACAACAACTAGCAACCGAGCGCGCTACCGAGGCGTTTGGGCGCGGCCTTGCGGATGTTGGCGCGCAGCAATACGCCGCGGAAAGGGCCAGACAAAATCAGATGATTGGCATGGCGCCGCAACTCGCCGCGACAGATTACGCGGACCCGGCTCGGCTGGGGGCAATCGGGCTGGCGCAGGGTGCGCAGTCGCAGGCGCAATTGGCGGACAAGGTGGCCCGGTTCAATTTCTACCAGCAGCGCCCGAGCAATATGCTCAATAACTATATAGGTCAGGTCCAGGGCCTGCCGATAACGGGCGGCAGCAGACAGGACGCCACGCCATATTTCACCAACCCGACCGGAAACGCGATGAGCGGGGCAATGAGCGGCGCAGCCCTGGCAAATATGATGAACGTATCGCCATGGCTTGGTGCCGCGGGCGGTGCCGGCTTGAGCTTGTTGAGCTAGGAGGTGGCAATGGCTAATCCATTATATCAGGGACTGCTCGGGCCGGTCGGCCAAAACTCTGGACTGTTCGGCATGGACCCACAGACATCCGGCCTTGTCGCGGCCGCGCGGGCGCTGGGGCAGCAATCTGGGCCGTCGCGTATGCCGCAGGGCACGGGCTCGATGATGGCTAATGCCTTGGCTGCTGGGGCGGGTGGATACCGCCAAGCGCAGCTTGCTGGCCTAAACCAACAGATGAACAAGATGAAGTTCGATGCTGCCAAGCGGGCACAGGCCGTAGCGGGGCAGCAAGCAATATATCTGCAAGAGCTTGCCACCGCCCAGGCTACTGGTGACCCGGAGCTCATTAGGGCCGCGACAGCGAGAGCATACCCTGGCAAGGCCGCGGACCTAGTGCTTGCCAAGCCAAATTACAAACAACGCAAAATTCCGGTAAAGGCCCCCGGCACAGGGTATATGTACCAGAGCCAGGAGAGCAACGACGGCGGGCGGACCTGGGTGAACCTTGGCCCAGCGGCCCCCGCGTCTGCCAGTACGAACGTCTCTGTCAGTATGGGCAAAACAGCCGGCGAAGGGTTGCTGAAGAATTGGCAGGGCATTGTTGATAACGGGATGCAAGCTCAAACCAACTTGGGCACCGTGAACCAAATGCAAGCGCTATTGGAAGGCGGCGTTAACACGGGGTTCGCTCAACCCATGATGTTGGACATTCAGCGGGCCTACCAGCGGATTGACCCTAACTACAAAATAGAATCTGTAGCCGGCGGTGAGGCGTTCGCGGGACTGTCCAATAAGATTATCTTGCCGCTAGTTAAGCAACTTGGCGTTAACCCGACAGACAAGGACTTGGATTTTATTGTGAAGGGATCGCCGGAATTGGCGAAAAGCCCAGCCGGCAACAGGCTGATGTTGAAGGCCCTGGAAGTTTCGCAAAATCGTCAAATAAGGATGAGCCAACTGGCGACGCAGTGGATGCAGAAAAATGCCCCTGCCATTGAAGGCGGCACCCTGTCCCCTCTTATGGCGCAAATTGAGTTCAGAAAGTACCTACAGAACGCCACGGTCAACGATCCAGAATTCAAGCAGGCAGCGGATGATATGAAAATGGCATACGCCGCCGTTGTAGGCGGCTCGCTGACTGAATCCAGTGCCCAAAACGCTGCCAAGGCGGGAGGGTATGTAAATTGACCACGCGCGCAGATTTAGCGACATTCCAAGACACTCTGAAAGCTGCCGAAAGTCGCGGCAACATCACTCCCAAAGGCGCAGAAGTTCTGGCTGCAATACGGCAAGGCGCATGGGCCGAGGAAGACCTTGGCGCATTTCTTCACGGCCTGGGGTTTAGTTTCTCCGATGAGGTGTTGGGCACGGCTCGTTCAGCGATTAGCGATGCGCCGGGAACAATAGCCCCTGCGCTGACTGAATTTCAGAAAGGTATGCGGGGCGATCAACAGTCCCCACTCACTGGCAGCGACGTAGGCATAGCGCAACAGCGTCAGGCTCTGGAAACATTCAGAGAAGAGAATCCGGCCAGGGCGATTACTGCGGAAATTGGGGGCACGTTGGTGCCTGCATTTATCCCCGGCATGGCCCCGACGAGCTTATTGCGAGCCGCGGGAGTCGGCGCCGCATCGGGCCTTGCGCACGGCCTTGGTGCGGGCGAGGGCGGCGCTCAAGACCGAAGCGTGAGCGGCGCTATTGGCGGCACGGTTGGCCTCGCCGCTGGCGGCCTTGGGAATGTCATACAGCGCCCGATAGCTGCGGCAGTGCGCGGCATTAGCAAGGCGGCGCGTGGTTCGACAGGCATGGGCAAACAAGCGGCCAGGGCTCTTCTTCGTGAGGCCATAGAGGCCGAAGGCATGAGTATGGAGGGTGCCCTACAGCACGTTTTGTCAAAAACGGGAAAGCCTTACACCTTGGCCGACATTGGGCCAAATACCCGTTCCTTTATTGATGCGGTCAACGTGCTGCCAGGTGTCGGAAAATCACGCGCGCAGAAGTTCCTCGCGGCTAGATCGAGCGGCATGGTTACCCGTCTGACAGACGACCTACAAAAAGCATTTGGCAAGCGCGGTAGGTTTCTAGGCGAATTTAAAGCCCTCGTAGAGGCGCGATCCAAGACCGGTGGGCGGCTTTACGACATGGCGTTGAAAAGCGGAAAGGTGGACCGCCAGGTCGGGCTGTCACCCAAGATGGTCGAAATATTGCAGCGCCCTTCCGTAGCTGACGCTTTTCGTCGGGCAAAGGACATCGCTGCGGAGAAGGGCGACGACCTGGGGGGTATTTCTGTTGTAGACGGGCGACTATTGAATCAGGCCGGCGAGGAGGTCGCGGAGCTTAGTGCTAAATTCTTGCACTATCTAAAGATGGGCCTGGACGACCAGATATTTACCGGGCGATCTCCAACTAGCGGTATTGGCAGCACGCAATTAAACGCCCTGAAGGGTACGCGGGCCATATTCCTAGACCTGTTTGATAGCGCCAGCCCAGCATACAAAAGGGCGCGTAATTATTGGGCGGGCGAAACGTCGGCAATGGATGCGATGAAGCTGGGGCGCACCATTACTCGCGCTGACCCTGACGAACTAGCCGACGATCTTGCGCGTATGAGCGCCAGCGAAACGGAAGCCTTCCGCCTTGGCGCCATGAACGCACTGATAGATAAAATTGAAGGTACGGTTGACACTGCCAACATCGCCAGGAATTTCGTCAAAACCAAAAAGCTGCGGCGACTGTTGCGCCTGACTTTCCCCAAGGGTGAGAAGGGCCAGTCCAAGTACGATAAGTTCGTTGACAAGCTGTCGGACGAGATGGACATGCACGTCACGAACATCACGACCACCTCGAACAGTGCTACAGCCGCACGGCAGGAAGCGGTAGGGCGTCTGCGCGAAGCTGCCGAAAGGTCAGTGCCGCAAGAGATAACCGGGCTCACCCAGTTAATGCACCGCGTGCTGAAAAGTGATTTTGCGGACGCTAGTGAAGTGCATTTGCGGTCGATGTCGGATGAGCTATCGCGCGCCTTACTGGAAACAGATCCCGCCAAACTTCGAGTAATCATGCGAGAGATCGGTGGGCGCCGTATTCAAGACGTATTGACAGACGTTGCGCCGGAACTCCTGTCGTTTATAGCCCGAAAGGTCGCGTCGCCAGTAGTCACGGGTGGCACGGCGGGGCGGATCGCAGCCGAGATAGGCCCAAAAACATTCCCCGGCACCCCGCAACTTGAGAACTTATTGCAGTAACCAATCCCCCGCACCGCGGGAACCACGGAGTTAAAAGATGCCCAAAAATAGTTGGAACGACTACAGCACTACGGCGGCGTCGAATACGGATGTGCATTCTGTTTCGATTGCCGAGGGCATGGCGCCCTCTGATGTCAATAATGCCATGCGCGAGCTTATGGTGGACGCCGCAAACTTCGACCAGGGCAACGTCACGCTGACAAGCGCGCTGGCTGTAGCCTCTGGCGGCACCGGGGCGGCAACGCACACGGCAAACAATGTTCTGGTCGGCGCTGGCACCAGTGCTGTTACCAGCGTTGCGCCGTCTACGTCCGGCAATGTTTTAACGTCGAACGGAACAGTTTGGGCGAGCACGGCGGCAGCGGCTTCCGCTGGCAAAAATATGCTGATCAACGGAGCCATGACGGTAAATCAACGTGGCTCAACAACGGCAACAGTCAATACGGAAAATTTAGATCGATTTGCATCTACTCTTTACAATGCCGCCGGGTCCGCAGTGGCTACTGTTACTAAAGACAGCGATTCTCCAACGGGCTTTGGTAGTTCGATGAAGTTTGATGTCACCACCATAGCTACGGGTGGCGGAGATTATAACCATGTCCGGCAACGCATTGAAGGGCAAAACCTACAGCATCTAAAGTATGGCACGGCGGATGCTTTAACTTGTACATTTTCATTTTGGTTCAAGACAACAATTACCGGAATATATTCAGCTATTGCCTACCATATGGACGCCACCCAGACTTACATTCGTGAGTTCACCGTAGCTTCTGCTGACACTTGGGAGTTTTTCCAAGTTACTTTTCCCGGCTACACAGCCACGGCATTTGACAATGATGCTAATGCAAGTTTGGAAATTGGCATTACGCTTGCGTCTGATAGCGCCACAGCCTCATCGAATAACGTGTGGCAAGCCGGTGGAGATACAGGCGGGTCAACTAATCAGGTGAACGGCCTCAGTTCTACATCCAACAACATTTATACAACTGGCTGGCAGTTTGAAGTCGGCAGCGCTGCGACAGATTTTGAGCATGAAGATTACGGGACGACCCTGAAAAAATGCCGCCGGTACTTCCAAACTTACAATGCCGGGGCAGGGGCCTCTGCCACAACCGACTGGACGGATTTAGGGACTGTTTCGTGTCCCAACACAACGCAGGGGATTATATCGTGGCATTTTGATGTTGAAATGCGAACCGGCCCGACGCTCGCAGCGACCACTTCAGGCGCAGGCAGTTTTCTGATTTTAACGGGTACTGCAAATCGAATATGTACCGCTATTACCATCGACTCTTATACTCGAAATTGGTTTTGCCCGCTTATATTTACTGCTCCATCCCTCGTCGCGGGGCAGGGCGCACAGTTACGCACCTACGGCGGTAGTCCTAAACTTGATTTCTCAGCGGAGATATGAAAATGCAGTATGAAAAACATATGATTTTATCCGACAGCACCACTGGTGATATTTTTGACTCACCGAGAACAATCTTTTTCCGGCGGGAAGGCATTGACGAGTGCATTCCCGCTAACCCGGACAACACCGATTACACCAGGATGATGGAAGCCATCGAAGCTGGCGAGGCCGAACTGGTGGAGGTGGACGATACCTCAGTATTGTCTTATGCCGACAACCGCCGTAGGGCTTATGCGAGCGCCGGCGATCAACTCGACATGCAATATCACGATGCTGTGGATAGCACGACGACTTGGAAAGATCATGTGGCCGCTGTTAAGGCCGCGCACCCCAAGCCGTGACCCGCACCCTCCCCGCCCTCGCAGCCAGCGCCACGCTGGCTTTTTTAATGCCTGCTCAGGCGCAGCAACAACAATGCGCGCCGCGCCAAGTTGTCGCTGATGCTTTGGGCAAGCATGGTGAGAGGGTTATCCAGCGTGGCCTGGTCAACGACCACATGCTGGAAGTGTGGAGAGCCGACGATGGCGGATTCACAATTGTTGTGACCAGGCCGGATAAGATCGCCTGTGCTATCGCCTCGGGCAGATCAATGCACCCGGTACCGCCGGCAACATCTGAAGACAAGTCGTGACAATCCGCCCCGGCGACATCGATGCGGCCGCGGCCGGCGGTGGCGGTGCGGCAGCGGCATGGAATTTCGTGATCGGCGGGCAGCTAAATGTGCTGATCGGCGCGATTGTCGGCGCGCTGTCTATCGCCGTACTGATCCAGAGGTTCGTCATCAACAGGCGCGCCATCCGCAACGAGCGCGACGCAGATTGATCGATATCGGCCGAGCGGGCGAGTTCATTGCCGCGACCAGAATAGAGTTAGGCGGATGGCGGGCAGTACCGGCCACGGCTGATGCGGTTGACCTAATCGCTATGTCAGATAGCGGCCGCGTACTGCGCGTGCAGGTAAAATCCACGCGCAGGCCCTATGCCAAAAACGGGTTTTATTACTTCGGGACCGGTCGCGGACGGCATCGACGCGGCCTAACAAAAAGCGATTGCGATGTCGTGGCGATGGTGGCGCTAGACCTGGGGCGCTGCGTCTTTCGCCGTGTCGAGGAGCTCAATAGAGCCGTGACCACTAGGCTGTCTTCGGACGCTATGAGCGTTGAGGCCGAGGCCGCGTCTTTCGAAGAATCTTTTGGTGACGGTGAGAAAAAATGACGCCAGCGGCAGTGATGAAAATGATTGAGACGCTTGGCGTCCCACTCGCCGTAGCCATCGCCGGCGGGGTGGCCCTGTGGAAATTGATCGCCTTCGTTTTAAAGGATTTGAAAAAAGATATTGCTGACAAACAAGATGAGATACACCAACTGCTGCGCGGGCAGAACACGATCCTAGTAAAGCTGATCGACCGGGTGCGAACCCTGGAAATCAATCAGATGACGGCGTACACGTCATTGCTCACTGCGGCCAATGCAGACCTTCCAAATTTTAGGCGGACCAGGGCAGAGCGATTGGCCGAGCTTCGTGAACAAATGCTCGACGTGGCCCATAACGGAGAGGGCGAGTGACATGACGATAGCGAAAATAATAATTGTCGTGGCGCTGTTCGCCATCGCGGCTAGCCTCATAGTCATGCTGACGGCCGAAATGAGATGCGTCCCCCCCTGCGTTTAGATGGACGACAAGCTCACCGCGCAAGAGCGGGCGACGATGGCGTGGCGTTGGGCGGCACTTTCGGTCTATCTGCTGATCTGTTTTTACGATTTCGTTTTTGTACCGATTTGGTTTGGGTTAAATCGACCTGACATCTCCTCGCTTATGTTGATAGTCAACAGCACCCCAGACCCGGAAATTCGTTCCGCCCTCATGCGGAAATTGGTCGATCAGCATCAGCCATTCACTTTGATGGGAGGTGGACTGATCCATTTATCTTTCGGCGCGCTTTTAACGGGCAGTGCCTTGGCCAAGAAATAAACGAGGATTAGCCACATGATCTCAGCGTTGATTAGCTCCATCCTGCCCGTTGCATCGACGGTGATCGATCGCCTGGTCCCAGACAAAAACGCAGCCGGTAAAGCAAAGCGCGAGATGGAGAAGGCGCTGATCGATGCCGAGGCTGCTGGCATGCTGGGGCAGCTAGAGATCAACAAGGTCGAAGCGGCTCACCGTTCTATTTTTGTGTCCGGGTGGCGCCCGATGGTCGGCTGGTGCTGCGGCGCAGCCCTCGGATACCACTTTGTCCTGCAACCAATCATCGTCTTTGGACTGGCGCTCACGGAAACCGCTGTTCCTGCCCTGCCTGAATTTGACATGTCATCTCTGATGACGGTGCTGCTGGGGATGCTCGGACTTGGCGGGATGCGGTCATTCGAGAAATTCAAGGGCCTGACCAAATGAAGCTGTCGCCGCATTTCTCCCTGACCGAAATGACGAAAAGCCAGACCGCGCTGCGCCTCGGCCTAGACAACAATCCAGACCCGGACAAGGTGGCGCTACTGCGGACCCTATGCGAACAAGTTCTGGAGCCTGTTCGAATGCACTTCGATCTGCCCGTCATCATCAATTCCGGCTACAGAGCGGAGGCGGTCAACAAGGCAATCGGTAGCACGCCGACCTCGCAACACTGCAAGGCACAGGCGGCCGATATAGAAATTCCAGGCGTGGATAATCTTGAGCTATATCGATGGGCTAGTGGCTTGGACTACGATCAATTAATTTTAGAATACTACACTGGCGAGCCGCAGTCGGGCTGGGTGCACGTTTCATACGTCTCGCCCGACGAGAACCGGGGCGAAAGGCTGCGGATCGACAAGGGTGGGGTGCGTCGGGATTAGATCAGCGCGATGCTGCGCCGGCTATAAGGCTGATAGGCTATGTGGCCACGCTGCGACAACGTGTCAATGAAGTGTTTGACGTTGCCCAAAGATTTTATCCCGCCGGCCCTGGCGATCTCCTCATACGTCGGGCTGTACCCGTGCTCGTCAATCAGCGACCGGATCACGGCGAGAACCTCCATCTGGCGTTTTGTTATTCCTAATTTTGTTGCACCGCTCATAGCGTCACCATGGCGCCGGGGGCAGGGTTCTGGTCGAATAGACAATGGGGCCTTGCTGGCCTGACGATTTCCAGAAGCGCACATGGGCAGACCGCAGAATACTGTTCACCATTTTGTTCATGGATATGCCCTCCTCCTTAGCCATCTCCCTTAGCGCCGCGCGAAGCTCGGCCGGGAGTCTTAGCGCGAATTGCACCGCTTCATCTTCGACGTAAACGGGATACCGTGCACCGCTCATAGCGTCACCAGCCCCCCAATCAGCATCCCGGCGACTACGCCGAGGATGAACACCAGGGCGAGCCCATAGATTGCCGATACGCTCTCTGTCGGCGCCTCAAAGCGGTGAATGTCGCTGGTTTCTGCAAGGTGCGCCATCGTCAGGCGTGCGTGCAGTGGTCGATCTATGCGGCGGGTCATGTCGCGTCCCCCGCCTCGATGTCGGAGAGCCAGCTATCCCGGTGGGCAACGACATCTGCTGGGTGTACGCCGACTTTGGCCGGACCACGCCAAGCTCCCCTGTGCCAGAAAGGCACACTGCACCCAGGCTCGGCGCAAATGGTGGTGTCGCTGTTGTGGCTATTGGCCGGGGCGGCAGCGCGGAATCTTATGCGGCATCGGCGGCAGGTCACCTCGGTTACCACACAGCGTTCCGCGCCCTCTGCCAATTCTTTAGCCTTCGTCACGGCAAACGTCCGCGCCTTCGCGTATGCATTGCCGCCGATTGCCGGGGAAAACACCTCCTCTCGGCTGTATCCCCGGAGGTTTCCCACCACAATCGGGTAGGCCACGACATAGCTGCCAGATTGCTTTTTGATGGTGATGCGCTGCCGCATTTCACGATATTCTCTGCTGGTCATCGGTCAGTCCTCCGTATTCTAGATTTTTCCAACTTGGCAACGATTTCATCGTATGCCTTCTTAGAGGCCGCATCGTAATCCAGCCCCTCCGCTACATATTTCGAGATTAGTGCGATATGCTTTTTAACGCTGCGCTCTATGGCGACGGCGCCTCCAGCCCTTGGTCTTGATGCTCTCATCGCTCAGCCCTCCCTGTGCCACGTTATACTATTGCCGCTGGCCTTTTTCCGCCCGCCGCCGTCCAGGGCGATCCAATTCCCCCCCAAAACGCCGGTAAACTCGCGCTCGCCAACCCGTCGCGGGTGGCGGCGAGAACCTCCCCATATCGTGTATGTGCCGGAAACACGCTGCCCCGCCTCTGGCTGTGCCTTGGCGCTGGCTGCGGCCTTAGCGGCGCTCCTATCGTCCTCATCCATGTCGGCCCACGCCTCGACCAGATCGGCAGGATCAAAAAAATCCACCCTATTGAAATACGTCCCGCCGCTGTGATGCCACTCGCTTGTGTGCCAAACACCGGCCTTGGCCAGATGCTTGGCCAACTTCACGGTGCCGGTCCACCCTGCCGCCTTCAGGTCTGCGCCGGCGATCTGGCTGATCGGCGCGCAGCCGCGATTGTAGGCGGCGAGTGCGTTGTTGCTCATGCCCGCCGCGTAGTTATAGCCGGTCATCGTTCAGTCCTCCCCCACATCTCGCAGCATCAGAACGGCCTCTCGGACGGGCTTATCCGAGAAGCGTTTGCCAAACATGCCCAGTTTCTTCCAATGCTTGCGGCGTTTTTCCAAGCGAGTGGCCATCTTGCGTGGCCTCACGCTGACCGCCACGCTGTGGTCATCAAAATCGCGGGCCGCTATTTTTAGTCCGCGCAGCGTGCCGCAGTCTAGCACCCTAGACCACTTGGGTCCGCGCTTTAGCAGTACAACCAGGCGATGTCCGCCATCTACAAACCAGTGTTGTGATATCAGTTGACTGGTGGTAGTCATCGGTCAGCCCTCCCGACCTGTATATGCGCATGGGTCTGCGGCATGTTTTTTCGCCTTCAGGCGCAACTCGCGCACCTCTTCAGGAGAATACATTTGAGCCGCGATCGACCAGAAGTCAGCCGAGCCGGGATGCTCGCCACAGTCGGCCACTTCGCCATAGGGGCCTGTGAGGCCGCACGGTACCAAGTGCTCGCGGTACTCGTCTCGGCCCCAATTTGAGTGGCCGTGGGGCACATAATAGCTCACCTTGTTTGCGCATCTCATCGTTCAGCCCCCATCGGATGCCAGTGGCCTATGATCTCGTCATCGTCATCAACTTCCGGGCCGTGCGGCGCATCGTAATATGCGACGTTGCGCAATTCCCTGATTATATTCCCCTCATAGTCCTCCAGAAAATACGACCATGTTTTCTGCGTTGCCGTTTCGTCTTGTGCGGTTTTCATCTTCTTCTCCCTTTGTTGCACGATGCTTCGTGCGTTGTTCCTATTTGCATCTAATCACACACGGGGTACCATGGCAACACCTAAACGGTGTCATGGGAAAATACAATGATCCATAAGCACATCCATCTGTCGCGCGAAATTTGCGACAGGCTGGTTGCCCAGGCGCGCCTCGAGCGCTATTCACAAAGCGCCCTGATTGAAGTCATTTTGCGCGACGCGCTGCCGCGCCGTGCGGCGCATTGGGATGCTGGGGCTGAAGATCACATCAAGGGGTCAGAGAAGGTTGTCTGAAATATACGCATCAGGCGCCATGACGGCCCGCGCCGAATACGAAGCTGGCGGCATCGACATGCACCAAGCCGAACAGCGCCTGATGGACCTTGGCTGGTGCGACACCGCGATCTGGACATTTATGGAGTGGGAAACGGCTGATGGGTAAGCCAAGCCGAGACAAAGGCGCGCGGTTCGAACTTGAAATCAAGCACACAGCCGACGCCCACGGCCTCACCGCGTTGCGGGTGCCATTAAGCGGCGCCACTAATTTCGCCAAGGGCGACGTGGTGGTCAGCAACGCCACCGACCAGTGGACAATAGAGGCGAAAAAGCGCGCAAACGGCTTTAAGACGATTTACGGGTGGCTCGAAAAGGGCGACTGCGATTTGCTGGTGTTGGGTGCTGACCGTAAGCCGGCGCTAGCCGTACTGCCGTTGGCTGACTTTTTCGATTTATTGGCTGGCAGGCACACATGAACGTGCGCGTCGAAACCATAGGCGATGCCACGCTGTACCTGGGCGATTGCTTGGAGATCATGCCGGGGCTGGGGATGGTGGATGCCGTGGTGACTGATCCGCCTTATGGGATTGGATTTGCCTATTCATCGCACGACGACAATTTAGCGGATTGGGAAGCCATGATGAATAACGTGGTGCCGATGTGCCGGTCCATCGCGCGATTTGTCATCATGCCGTCCTGCGCCATTGACAGAATGGGTTGGTGGTATGAAAACCACAGCCCCGACTGGATTGTTGCTTGGTACAAAGGCAGCCCAGGCCATAGCGCCAAGGTTGGATTTAACGATTGGGAGCCTCATGTATCATGGGGCAGGCCAACCCGCCCAATGCACGACCATTTTTCCACACCATGTGGATTTGACGATAACGGGCATCCATGCCCAAAGCCCATACAATATTCAATGTGGTTGGCTAAACGATCTGCCGAACACGGGCAAACAATCATCGACCCTTTCATGGGAAGCGGCACCACGGGCGTTGCCTGCGCCAAGCTGGGGCGCAAGTTCATCGGCATCGAGATTGACGAAGGCTATTTCGACATAGCCTGCGAGCGCATCGAACAAGCCTACGCCCAGCCATCACTATTTATTGAGCCGCCGGCGCCGAAAGCGACGCAGGGGTTGTTCGATCTTATGGCGGTGAGCGCATGAAACACGCCGCACGCAACGCCAAAATCGTCGCGCATTTTCGCCGGGGTATGAGCAGTTCGGAGATTGCTGAAGCTACAGGGATATCGTGTGCCGCCGTGACGCACGCAATCCACGATAGCGTGCCCGAGTTCGAGCGCAAGGAAATGGTCCAAAAGCGGCGAATAACCAAGCCCCAAAAGCCGCGAGGGACCAAGCAACCGCCGCCCGAGGGCCGCGAGGAGTTGCTGGACTCGGTCGTGCTGGAGGGCCGGAACTTGGCCAATTATTCGTGAAAATCAAACTCACCAGGGGCGACCTTATGGGCCGCATTGTTGAGGCCAAGGAGGTTGTGTGGCAGGGGGTGCCGTCCTGGTCTTTTGCCGTGGAGGAGTTCGGAAAGTTTGTCGTGCCGGCAAACTGGGCAGTGGCATTGGAGGATAAAAATGACCACCCCTAGAGGCATTTTCTCATTGTGTCGCATCTGGATGAGACGATGAAGGCGGCAGAGCTATTGCTAACCGCGGCGGACATCGTCTCTGGAGAGCGCGCTGCGAAACACGGCGATATGCGTGAGTGCCACGAAAATATCGCAGAAATTTGGAACGCTTTTCTGCGTACCCGCCGCGATCCTGCTGCGCCGTTGAGCGGGGCGCAAGTGGCAATCTGCATGGCATTGCTGAAGATCGCCAGGAGCCAGACGGGCGAGGAAAATCCTGACGATCTGCTGGATGCGGCCGGCTACATCGCCATAGCCGAGGAGCTCTCGGAATGACCACTTACCACGTCGGATTCCTGGCCCGAGATCGTGAGCACGACGAACTGCTGCACAGGACTGCTGGCGCTATCTATCAGCGTGCGAAGCGTGGCGAGATCCATCTGTTGCAGCAGCGTAGTGGTTTTTGTGCCTGGCACTACCTTTATGTGGAGACGGCCGAATGAGCATCGAACACGCGCGGCCAACCAACGGCTACCAGAAGCACGGCTTCAGACACGCCTCGCCCAGCATGCTGAACCAATGGATAGACTCGCCGTCGGTCTTCGTGGCGCAGCGCATCTTTGGGCATCGAGGCACGTTTGGCTGCGCGGCAGAACGCGGCAAAGCGGTGGAGACTGCACTGGTGGCGGTGCTGGCACACGGCTTGAGCGTCGAGGATGCCCTGGAGCGCGGCCTGGCTGATTATAACAAGGTGACTGCTCTAGGCGGCGATCCGAAACGTGACGGCGAGCGCGCCAATATAGAGCCAATGTTGGAGCAGGCGCTGGACTGTTTGAAGCATTACGGCGACGCCGAGGTGCCGCCCGGTGGGCAAGAGAAAATCAAACTTAACTGCGTCACCGAAGACTGGGTGCTGCCGGTCATTGGCTACCTCGATATGAGGTTCCCCAAGGTCAACAAGATCGTGGACCTAAAGACGACGCTGCGTATGCCTGGCGTTATGTCGCCGGCGCATCAGCGGCAGCGCGTCATTTACGCGGCCGCAACGGGCGACGATGTCGAGTTCTGTTATTCCACACCAAAAAAGGCGGAATTGAAAGCGGACGGCAACATTCCCGAGGTGCTGGCAGACATTAAAACACACCTGATCCGGCTAGAAAAATTCCTGCAACTGGACAAGGAAACGATCAGGGCCTGCGTGCCTGTGCAACCTGACAGCTTTTACTGGAATGGCATGGAGCACGCACGCAAGGAACTATTTGGACTGTGAGTTTACGCGGGCACTAATGCCCGCAACCCGACGCCGGGCGGGATTACGCGGCAGCAAAGGCAAAGGAAAAAGCAAATGCCTCTCGATTTAGGTGGTGGTGGAGATTTTAACGACGTTCGATGGATGGCGCAGGACCGCACATGGCGGGCAGACGGTGAAGATGTAGACCTCAAAATGGCCGTGTTCGACCTATTACATATAAAGACCGGGTGGATCTCGTTCGCCCAGGGGATGGCGCCGGAGGTCGTGTGGGACAATGGGGCGAAGCAGCCGCGCCCGCACACAGATGCTGAATGGAAGCGCGGCTTTGAAGTCGCGGTCTACGCCCCCAAGACATTCGGTGACGAAGCGCCGCGCACGTTTATGACGTCGGCGACCGGCGCCTGCATGGGGCTACAGGCGCTGTACGTCGAGTTCGAGGCGCAGCGCGACGGAAAGGACGGCCAGGTGCCCCTGTGTAAATTCAGCGGCGGCGAATCCATCAAAGTAGGGAAGGGGTCAACATCGATCCCGCAGCTATCAATCTCAAAGTGGATTGAGCGCCCAGATGCCTTGAAAAACCGTGCGGCTGAAGCACCGGGCGTGGCTGCCGTTGAAGAGGAGGACGACGCCGAGTTCTGATTGATTTTTGGCTCCGGGCGCAATTCTTCCATCGTTGCGCCCGTCGAGGGGCCGGGGCTGTGCCCTCCTCCCGCGCAGCCCCGGAACCCTCTACCGAGGCGTTGAAACATGTACGAATTCAGAGACGAAAAAGCGGCCGAGAAATATCTTCTCGACATGCTGGAGCCATATTTCACCATGTTGCCGCAGTGCAACTTGAAACATGTCGAGACTGGGCAGAGGCTTCGAATTGATTTTATCGCCAAGCCGAAACGCGGCAGCGAATTCCCGTTTCCTTTGATCGGAATAGAGGTCAAACGCGGCAGATATTCCTACGCGAGCCAGGCATATAACAAGCCGCTGTTCCAGGCGCTCGACTACACCAGATGCACGCTGGATGATGCGCGCGTCAAGAAACACGCAGGCGAACGATTGCAGCAGGTTTATCTGTGGCCTGGATTATTCAGCATGGAAGGGGATTCCGTGTGGGGCGTCAACCGTCTGATCGGCCTCGGCCACGTCGGCATTATTCTACACGTAGTCAGGTGGGGCGAAGCGGCGAAAGGCGAGCCGCAATTTTGGATGTGCGACGAACGTCAATGGTCACCAGGGCGGCCTCGGAAAAACGCCCATAAGACGCGCCACACGCTAGGCTCAGGCGTTGCACGCATCGACGCGGCAACGCTATGAGATATCAAAAACACGGCCATGCCCTGGCGGAACAAGGCTACGACACCACGCCGCTGAACGGCAAGGTGCCAGTTCTAAAGGGGTGGCAGAACCGGCCCGAGGCAGCAAAAGACTTCGAAAAGTATGCGGCCTGTAATATCGGCATCGTGCTGGGCGGGGTACACAATATCATCGCGGCCGACATCGATGTCAGGAACGCCGAAGCTGCTGCCGAGATCAAGGCCCTGGCTATAGATATATTGGGCGCAGCGCCTGAGAGGATAGGTGCGGCACCGAAAACGATGCTGATTTATCGTGCGGCAGCGGCGGCGACAAAGCGGAAAACGGCCGTGTATGACCTTGACGGCCAGGACGCCTGTGTCGAAATACTG